CAACGTCTTGTCCATCAACACATCAAAGGCATTTTCTACAGTGTGTTCAAATGGTACTTTACGCAGTGTAAGTCCTTCACTGTCTAACCACACTGCTTCAGATAACGCTCTACACATTATCTCTGTTTGCTTCTCATCTGGCAAAGTGTTGTTACGAATTGCTATCTTGTGAGCCGTAGCGTATTTCTTAAAGACCTTACGGTACGTTTTATTGCCCATGCGTGCAATTTTAATTTTAGACGTTTCGTCTAAATCAATCCACACACCATCTTCTTCAAGTTTTGTATCTGTTGTAAATCTACCTAGATCCATTTTAGTACTCCCCTCTGTTTAAAGTTATTATGCAGCGCTTAAAATATCTATCTGTATTGCGTATAAACCAGAATCATCAATCATCGCACCCCAAGACATGTCTGCCATCACATCGTTATTAGGACCTGTAGCAACTACAGTCAAATCTGTGATACGAACTTTTGGAACAGTGATAACGTAGCTGTTACCATCTTCATCATCTACCTGGAAACGAATGCTTGTTGCAGTACCGTTGACAAATTTATTAACAAGACTATTGTCTTCGAAATACGCAGATAGAGTTCCGGTAACTTCACAACGTCCTGAACCAATACCGGCAAGAGCATCGCTGCCAATAACATCTTGATCACGCATGTTGTTGTTAAGATCAACAGTTAAAGATTTAAAACTCACACCTGAAACACTATCACCACCTTCCCAGATGCGACCGACGTTACCAGACGCATTCATAACAGAATTAGTTGAGATAGAGTTCGTGGTACTGGCGAGAGTTACAGATGCAGCAGCTTGGGATTTACCAGAAAATGAAAACGAACCAGAAAGAATAGAACGTGACTGTACGCTCAAAGACATATTGCTGACGCGCATTCCTGCGTACCGTGAAAACGTGGTGGAAACATCTTGAAATTCTTTTTCTACTGTGTAGCTCTTAGCAGTAGTACCATTCCGTAAACGATTTCCCTTCATCGTTGTAGCAGCAGCAAAAATATCTGAAGTGAATGCAGCAGCTACACCAGAAGATGCGTCGGCCAAATACAATATATTACCACTGGCCGCCGCAGATACAGCGGTCACACGATAGTCACCATCATTAGCCGTAGCTGAAGCGTTAGCGATTCGTATAAACTGATCAACGACAACATTCTGCGCTGCTGAACTATCAGCAATGTGTAATCCAGGACCTGAGAAATATGCCGACGCTTGCGTAGACACAACAGTACTTACAATGTCAGACTGTAATGCACCTTCAAACAATTCATCCCAGTCACCGTACTTCAACTCAAAACCAACATCACCACCAGCGCCACCGCCTACTTTAACGATGTCCGCAACGTTACGATCAGAACGTATTGTTTCTGACGTAACTGTTTCAATATTGGATTTTAAACTTTCCGACGTAACTGGAAGTTCATTATATTCAGACGCCGCTACAACGGAGGCCCATGAAGTCTCTTCTCTGTAACGAATTTTTACTCGGTTGGAATCAGCGAAACTCATTTCAAACACCTCCACAGTATAGAAAGAAAATATATTGAGGAGGCGTGATGGTCAGTGCAGCTTTTGAACGTTACTAACCGCGAGCTCTGCTGCAAAGTATACCTCCACAACACTAAATACACAACACTTGCAAGTTATTGTATCTAGTCAGGTTTTTGTTCTTTGAGCCACTTTTCCCAAGCTTTCAACATTCCTTTCGCCAGTCGCAACAGTGTCTCATGTAAAACAATAGTACATCTACGCACGTCAATACCGTCCATCCCACTTAAACGGTGTACTCAAATTCATTTTAAAATAACCACTCTCTTCACCTGCATTGGTAAGCGACGGCTCTCTAAAAGTTATTCCATTGAACTGGACATCTCTAAACAATGTTGCCAACTCACCGCCATGAGTTCTAGCCACTCCTGTGCCAGTATTTCTTTCAGTAAATATCTCAATGACAAGCAACCCTGAATGTCTGTACGTTGCAGGATCACTAATTGTAATTCTCTGAACAATATCATCAAATATTCTAACTCTTATCCAAGGACTGTAATCTTCAGGAGGTTTAAATGCAGTATTTTCAAAAGCTATCGGGGTAGCTCCCCAATTATCTGAAATACGCTGTTCAATATCTCTACGTATAGTATCAAAACTCATTTCCTAAGACCCTCCAGCAATTCATCTAGCTCAGTTCCTAGTTGCACTATTGTTCTTTTCACCATCCATCCTTTATCAGCTTGTTTAGAATGTCCTTCTTCCAATGGTACTATGTAGGGTAGATTGTTTGTTATGTAGTATACAGGGTATTTAACAATACTAGATTTTATCTTGTCAAGCTTTTGTTGATTCACAACTCTAGCTTTCTTTATACCGCCACCACCTTTGAAATCTCTGGTACCCTGCACACTTGCGTCTATACTACCTTCAGATATATTCCACGAAGCTCGCGCGCGACCAGTATCAACTGGAGTTTTTTCAATTATGCTGCGATATGCTGCGAATGCCATTCTCTTAGCGACTATAGCAAGATTAATTTCTGCTCGCTTAGCAAACTCTTCAAGCTTCTTTTGAAAATCTTTAGTGTTGGTAAATCTTATCATGGTCGTGTCAAATGTAGTGTCCACAAAGCACCGGCTGAATCAATGCTGACGCTTTTAACAACCCAATGTACTTTATCGTACACAATGAAATCATTCACCGCAGGAGTAAATCCTACTGTATTCGCAGCTATCAATGCTTTCTTATCTCCTGATATCACAAAACTGTTATCAATATCTTTTTCAGTAAAGTCTTCAAAGACAGCTTCGATTGCGTAGTTTTGATTTTGCGAAACAGTAGCACCTTGAACAATATCATACGCAGGTTCTTTGACAGCTTCATACGCAGCAGACACAACAACATCTCCAAAAGCATTTAACGCTGTTTCAGCAGCAGTTTTAAATACATCTTTTAGTCCCATATCTACGTTCCTTTGGCAGGAGTTATTTTCACACGAAATGATCTATCTTTACGCAATGGTGGATCGCCATACACACGATTCGTCACTAATCCATCTGATGAAGTAGATCCAACTACCCAGACTGTCGTATAACAGAAGTTACGCCAACACTTCCATATACACGTCCCATCTTTAATTGTTTCACCTTCTACCGTTGGAAAATTCGCAGGAGTAGATGCGTCGGAAACACCTGCTCGTGTACACTCATACGAAAATCCATTGTCTGGATCAAGCACTACGCCAGCACCTTCAGCATAATACGTAGATGATGCTCTTGCAGAAAAATTTGACTTGTTAGTAAATGAAGGAGCGTCTGCACCGTTTGAACCATTGCCAATAGTAACAGACGATGACTCTGCTTCAAATACACTACTTGATATAGTCTGTCCTTTCAATAGATCAGCCCACACTATGCGATAATCTGTTATATCATCTTCATCTACATCAAAATAGATATGACCATCAACGTCATATTTTAATGTTGTATTAGACATTATTAAGTCCTCGCAAGTTTAACAGCGCCAGTGCCGCTGCGTGATCGTATATCACCGTATGGCTCAACTATGACTCGCACTGAATCGGGTATAGATCCAAATCTATCTCTATCTGATTTGTCTATCTCCAACTCTAAAGAACCTACTTGCAGTCTGCTGAATCCAAGTGTATCAGGGTTTGCAGTTGTATCTCCACTTGTCAATAGTATCCGCGCCATTTCACAAGTAGCGTTGACAAGAAATTGTGGTATCACATTGCTGTCGATTAAATATTTATCAACAGAGTACACGCCGTATCGTGGCCATCGTAAAGCTTGTGTATCTGTTGCTTTATAACCTTCCCAATCAACCCACTCATCCAACAAGCGCGTAGCCATCTGTAAAACAATCTTCTTACCATCTGCTGTAGCGTTTGACCACACGTTACTGGTTAAAGAATTTACGTGCACACCAATGAACGCAGCAGCTTCATCTTCTGTAGCATAGCTATTTGCAGTAGCACTTCCAACGGTTGCATTTACCGCGTCTACCATATCACACCTCCTTAACTGTGCAGTTGCGCACAGTTAGTCATGCCAGCGTACTCTCTACGCCACTCAGCAGAATAATCACAATGTGCGTACTCTTTGAAGTAAGGTCCGCCCACAGTGAAATGAACAATACCAACATGTGGATTGTAGTCATACTCACCAACAAGCCAGTTCCATGTCGCGGGTAAAGCTCCAATCATGTCGTCGCTAGACAACCACTTGAACTGATGAAGTTCTAATCCAGACGCAGTGTTTATATACTCCGGAGTGAGCATCTTACAAGCAGCGCAGTTAAACATCATTACTGACGACCAATTCTTTTTATTGTACGAAGTTTGTTTGTTCCCAAGGTATTTTATATCATCTTTGGGTACGTAGTCGTGTTTAACTACCTGTACAGCGTATTGCTCGTCGTACAATTTTACAAGTTCTGTAATATCTGTACGGAGTAGCATATCGCAGTCCATGAAAATAGCGCATCCTCTGTAATTACACAGATAAGGAACTAGCCAACGCGTGAACGCAAATTCGTTAGATTGCTTTTGGTCACGCGGTCTATTGAACACACTTTTATCT